GACTTAGCAGAAGCAATGGCACCACTGCCATCCTTTAACTGCTCAGCAACTAATATGGTTTCAGATGCAGCACGCAAGGCAGCAGATACTAGAACTCGTATTGCAAACTTTTATGTAACAAACTCTGACCTACAACTGCAGATGTACACAGCAGCAGACTGGTATAACACCTATGGTCTTGGTATTGGTATGGTTGAGATGGATTTTGAGGACAACAACCCTCGTATCCGTATGCTCAATCCGTTCGGTACCTACCCAGAGTTAGATCGTTATGGTCGTGTTATGTCTGTAACTCAAGTCATCGTTACCGATGCAGAGACATTAGCGTCACAATACCCAGAGTATTACGATTTAATTCTAGGCAAAAACCAGTACGCTTTATCTTCTCCTTATATCTCAATGGTCAAGTACCACGACAAGGACCAAGACCTACTGTACTTACCAGAGCGTAAGAACTTAGTTCTATCACGCACACCTAACATTTTAGGTAAGGCAATGGCATCTGTCGTAATGCGTTCATCATTAGATGGTGAAGCACGTGGACAGTTTGATGATGTTCTATCAGTTCAACTTGCTCGTGCTCGCTTTGCAGTATTGCAGATCCAAGCAGCAGAAAAATCTATCCAAGCACCTATTGCTATCCCACAGGATGTGCAAGAACTTGCTCTTGGTCCAGATGCGATTATGCGTTCTGCTAATCCACAAGGTATCCGCCGTGTTCCTTTGGAACTACCACCTGGAGTCTTCACAGAGTCTGGGGTCCTTGAGCGTGAACTACGTTTAGGTTCTCGTTACCCAGAGGTTCGCTCAGGTAACATCGATGCATCTATCGTTACAGGTCGCGGTGTACAAGCGCTACAAGCAGGCTTTGATACACAGATCAAGTCAGCACAAGCACAGTTTGCTCGTATGTTTACAGACCTTGCTTCTCTTTGCTTTGAAGTAGATGAGAAGATTTTTGGTTCTATGCAGAAGGAAATCAAGGGCGTAGACGACGGTACTCCATTTAATATGAAGTACATCCCATCAAAGCAGATCGATGGTAACTACGGTGTAGATGTTCGCTACGGCATTATGTCTGGTATGGATCCTAACCGTGCCATCATTGCTTTACTACAAATGCGTTCAGACAAACTCGTATCTCGTGACTATGTACGTCGTGAGATTCCAATGGAGTTAAACGTAACGCAGGAGGAACAACGTGTCGACATTGAAGAAATGCGCGACTCTTTGCGTGTTGCTGTTGCTCAGTATGCTCAGGCGATACCTGCTCTTGCAGCGCAAGGTCAAGATCCATCTCAGATCATTACTCGTATCGCAGAAGTTATCCAAGGCCGTCAAAAGGGTCTTCAGTTAGAAACTATTATTGGTAAGGCATTTGCGCCAGAACCTGCGCCAGAGATGCCAGTAGCACCAGAACTAATGCAAGGTGCACCTCAAGTTCCAGCAGCGGGAGCACTCCCTGCCCCTGCCTCGCAGCCAACTCCAGAACAACCAGGAGGCGCACCCGCTGCTGCTCAACGTCCAGATATAGGCCAACTACTAGCCGCCATTGGCGGGGCAGCATAAAGAGGGGGTGTAAATATGAACAAAGGATCACGTGCAGCAGCACCAATGTCAAAGCCAGTCGAGGGCAAGAAGGATACTTCTAAGCCAGCAGGTGGCAAGGTAGTACCATCAATGATGCCAGCAGGTCGTCGCGGCAACGCGGTAAAAAAGGGTTAATATAATTCTAATGAAAGGTACTGGGCGTGGAGAATAATAACAATGATGTTCCGCGTCCAGTACACTTCGCTGATTTTTTAGTTACCCTTTCAGGATTTGCACACAACATTGCATCATCTGTATCTACATTTACAGAAGAGATAATGGAAATAGCAATCTACAACGCTAATAGAAACTCTAAAGTCAATAAGGCTTGGGAGCAATTTACAAATGATTTAGAAAAGATACAGGAGGAAACCGATGGCAGATAACCCAATCAGGGGCGTATCAGGTCCTGGCAAATTCTCCGTTCGTACAGATTTACCAGCATCACAAAATTACGGTGACCGTAAGGCTATGGCAGAACAAATAGCAGGAGCACCTACCGCTAGAACACCAGATGTTCGCGGATTGCCTACAGGTCAAGTTCAGGCTGCAGCACAGGCTGCACCGCAACCACCTATCACAGAATTATATGCACCAACACAACGTCCAGATGAACCAATCACATCAGGTGTTGCAGTAGGACCAGGACCTGGACCAGAAGTAATGGGCTATGCAGGTCAGTCAGAAAAACTATCTGACATTTTATCTCAAATGCTTCCATACGATACAGACGGTGAAATCGCAATCCTTTATCAGCAAGCCGTATCTAGAGGTCTATAATGGCAGAAACGCCAAAGAACTCTAACTTATCGCAGGCTGCATTTCGTGCAGGTCTTAATCCGTCACAGACTCGTCAGATTGATGGTCTTGCATCAGCGCTATCTACACACCAGCGCTTATCGGATTTACCTAAGCAGTATGCCTACGATGAGTTTAACAAGTTACCTAACAACAAGAAGCAGTCGCTAGTAGCACTGACTGGTACTAACAAACCAGACTCAGATGAGCCTAACCGTTCTTGGTTAGAATCTGGTGCTCACTACGCATTTAGTCCTTTTAAGATAGCAGCAAAAACTTTGTTTGATGCACTCGATTACGCATCCGATACAATGACTCGTGTCTACCGTACTGGTGCAATCGCAGCAAATGAGAACATTAACTTTGGTGATGCCTGGGGCAAAGCAGGTCGTGATGGTGAGAACGTATTCATCCAGGACCGCATTAACACTGCAGTATCTCGATATGGCAATGCACGTGTAAACGTAGCCAAGCGTATTGCTGCAGGTGTTGCTCCAGAGATTATCTTTGCAGAAGCACAGAACGAAGAAGAGAAGCAGATTGCCGCTCAAGCACAACAGAGCGAAACTGGCGACATTATGGATCCGCTATTGCGTGATGCTGTAGCAGAAGTAAACGCTGCTAAGTATTCTCCAGGTCGTCAGATCGCAAACCTATTTTTAACTAAAGACCTAGAAGGTCAAGGTCCACTATATTCTTGGATCTCAGGTTCAGTAGATGCAACCTATCGTTTATTTATGGACCCAACACTTGCGCTAGGCAAGGCACGCAAGATTTATCTTGGTGGATCACAGGCTCTTAAAGTTACTGGCAAGTATGCAGCAACTGCAAAACTTGGCAGTGCTGAGAAGGTATCCAAGTATTTTGATACTACAGATATCTTTGGTACAAAGAATGTACAGAACCTATGGACAGATTACACAGATCGCTTTACTAAGTATGTTGCTGCAAAGAACTCTGAGAACACAGCAGACATTGTTGCAGCACGTACTGCACTTAACGACCTTGCACCAGAACTACAAGATGACTTTATTCTTTCCTTCAAGTCTTTTGGCGAGAAGGAGTTCGGCGGTAAGTGGGATCTAGATACTGCTAAGGCTTATCTATCAGATGCCTCAAAGGTTGAGTCTATGCTCTACGGTCAGGCTGGTGCTCGCATCAAGTTGGCACCGCGTATGACACCTGCACGCAAGGCACGAGTACTTGCGCTAACTACAGGACGACGTGTATTTGATTTAGATAAGGACTCTCGCGCTCTTATCGAGACTATGGAATTAACAGATGATGCAGCATTGCTTCAGGCTGTTGTAGGTAGCGAGACGCTATCTCCAGTAGAGGCAAGTGCTTCATTTGCTGGCAAGATTATTGAAGGTCGTCAGAACATCAAGAAGTTTACTCCAGAGTACTTCGCCAATCGTATTGATCGTATCAAAGCAAAGTTCACACCTATTGCTTCCCTGATAGATGATGAAGCATTTGACCACGCATCAAAGACAGCGCCACAAGATTTCTTCCGCTACTCACGTATGGCCCTAGGTTCATACCACGCCAAAGCATTTACTGAGATCTATGCATCAGCAGAGTTAGGTCAACGTAAGGCAATGATGAAGGGTATTCAATTAACAGTTGGAAACCTTATTGGACTAGATAAGACTGAGGGTGGACGCAAGTTACTCAAGGCTATGTCAGATGATGCGTATGCAGGTGTAGCATACTCAGCACGTGGTGCAGATGGTGCTGTTCCTTCAGTAGTTAACGGTATCGATAGTGCACTATATCCTGCACAGACATCTAACCTATCTCGCGTTATTGGTCTTCGTGATATGCAACGCTTTGCAGGACGTGAGAGTTTCTTTAGCAGAGTCTTAGGTGTTCAGTATAGCGCTGGTGCAGATGGTGTAATTGATGCTTGGACATTTGGAACTATCGCAGGTCCTCGTTTCCCAGTACGTAACGCTATTGAAGATTACACAATGGGTATTCTTAATGGTCAGTCTCTTATCAAAACTGCACAAGCACGTCGCACAGCGACTAAGGTTCGCTTAGGATCTGGACAAGATCTAGGTATGTTTAACCGTGTTATTAAGCGCAACGATCAAGAGTATTTCAAGACTCGCCTTGCTGCAGTTGAAGGTCAATCAGGTGCAATTGATGACCTTGTTAAAAAGGGTATTCTAAAAGAAGAAGATGTAATAAGTTATCGCAATATGACACCACAGCAAAAGTTAACTCAACGCCGTATTATTATGGCAGAGGCTTTTATGAAGGACAAGATTGACGATGTTGCTAACGCTGATATCTTGGAAAAGGTACCAGCACATATCAAGGACTTTGTTAAGTACGGTAACCTAAACTCGCTATTGCGTGGAGCGGGTGAAGGTGCATCTAATGCAATCAATGGACTTAACGCTTCTTCACGTGCGGTAGCAACTGCAGACCGTAACGGTAAGACGATAGCACTTTCTTACAATGACACTGCAATGCGTCCAATTGGTGGAAGTCCAATCGTTCAAAGATCTCTCATTGATGACCAAGGCAAACTTGCCTGGGGTTGGAACATACTTATCCGTGGAACTGATGATGTCGGTCAACGCGGTATTCAACTCTTTGACGATAAGATCACACAACAAGAGTTTGTAAAAGAACTAGCACCATACATTGATTCACTTGGTGATGGACTGAAGTCTGATCTTATCCGATACTCAGATCCAAACTACACATCACAGCAACACGCTGCAGCAATCTATGATGACCTAAAGAATCTCTTTAGTCGTCAAGATGGTAAGTCTGTTAATATGGATTTGCTAGGTAAGATTCGTAAAGTTGACGAAAACGGCAAGGCATTTATTGATTTAGAAGACTTTAACCTAGAAGATCTGCCAACAAACATTGAAGATCTGCCAGCATCTATTGCAGGTCCACAGTTTATCCCAGTGATGGAAAGTAAGAACATCTTTACTGACCTATCTAAGCGTGGATGGACCTGGATGGGTGAGTCAAATGCACGTTTCTCACGTGAACCATTGGTAGTTAATGCTGCAGTTCGCTACTATGATGACTTAAGCGCACCTGGTGGCTACGCAGAAGACTTAATTAACCAGTACACCAAGGGAATTACAGACCCTGCAGCACGTGCAGCAGCAACAGATGCTGCAAAGTCACAGGTTGTACGCATATCTGAGGAACTTGCACTGGAATCTACGCTTGCATTTGTGGATAACCCTGCACTTCGTACACAGTTAGCGTGGTCTGCACGTAACTTTGCTCGTTTCTACCGTGCAACTGAGGACTTCTATCGTCGTTTGTACCGTACTGCTAAGTATAACCCAGAGGCTATACAGAAAGCAGCACTAACCTACGAAGGTGTAACACATTCTGGCTTTGTACAGAAGGATGACCAGGGCGAAGCGTACTTTATCTACCCTGGATTGGCTCCAGTGTACGGTGCAATGAAGAAAGCACTAGATGTATTTGGTCTTGGAGATAACTTTGTAGCACCAATGCCACTAGAGTTTAGCGGAAAGTTAAAGATGCTCACACCATCTTTCGATCCTGAGTCTTGGGCACCAACATTCTCTGGTCCATTAGCAGCAGTTCCAATGAAACTGGTTTACTCTCTAGTTCCATCACTTTCTCAATCAGAGAATGCAATTATGTCTCGTATTGGTAAGGAACTAGGTTCTGTACAACGTGCAACTCTTGGACCTATTGGTGAAGATCAAGGTCTTATTTCTGCAATGATGCCAGCCCACGTTAATAGAGCACTTGCTGCTATGAACAAAGATGAACGTGAGTCTCAGTATGCATCA